CGGCGTAGCCACTTGGTCGAACGTCGGCGGAGTCGCTGGCACCGCCATGACCCTGAACTCCACGGGGCTGGGCGTGGGTGGGAGTCCGTTGGCATCGCATCTGATTTATTCTCAAGGACCCGTTGCGATTGCTGGAACTGCTAGTGGAGCAAGAACGTCTTACATATCAAACGCTAATGCTTGTTCCATCTACTACACCGATGGCGGAGCAACGTATCCGTTCGACAACTTCGGAAACCTGATCATCCAGCCGAGAACAAGTGCTGCGCGAAGCGTTATCATTGCCACTGGTTCAACGACTCCGGTCGAGCGGCTCATTGTTGATCCGACCGGCAACGTCGGAGTGGGGGTTACGCCGAGTGCGTGGAATAGCTCGTACAAAGCGATTGAGTTTGGATCTGGAAATGCGCTGATGTCGAGTTCTTCTGGGTATGGACAAGCGTTTTACCTTAACAACGCAGTCTATAACACTTCTGGGAATTACGTCTACAAGAACACGCAAGCCGCAGGGATGTATCAGCAGAATCAGGGAGCACATCAGTGGTACAACGCCCCCAGCGGCACTGCTGGCAATGCCATCACCTTCACCCAAGCGATGACGCTCGATGCGTCGGGCAATTTGCTGGTGGGTGATACATCATCTCCTCTTGCAAGCAGGCTTTCGCTGTTCACGACCTTTGCCCAGCCAGATGGAATTGTAATTCGCAACACTGGTGCAACTGCTGGACTGTATTGGAGGTTTGGTGCTGTCAACACATCCAATACGCTGTTTGTGATGAACGCCAGCAATGTTGGCGTCACTATGGCTGACGGAGCAAGTGCTTGGTCTGCTACTTCTGACGAGCGTTTGAAAGACATCATTGAGCCGATCAAAAATGCGGTTTCTAAGGTTGGTTCTCTGCGCTCTGTGATTGGCAAATACAAGTCCGATGCGGATGGAATCCGTCGATCATTCCTGATTGCTCAGGATGTGAAGTCCGTGCTTCCTGAAGCTGTTGATTCAACGGATAGCGAATCCCTGGGGCTTCGTTACACCGAAGTCATCCCCCTGCTAGTTGCTGCCATCAAGGAACTCACCGCCCGTATCGAAGCTCTGGAAGCCTAATATCCCATGATTACCATCTCTTGGATCATCGAACGCCTTCTCGTTAAGCCGACCGAAGGCAGTCTTACCGATGTCGTCATCACCGCCGACTGGCGTTGCAATGGAACCGACGGACAGTACAGCGGCACCTGCTACGGCAGCGCGTCGTTCGCTCCGCCGACCGGTTCGTTCACGCCGTATCCTGATCTGACCGAAGCGCAAGTCCTCGGATGGTGCTATGCCAATGGCGTCGATCAGAGCGCGATTGAGGCGAACGTGACGCAGCAGATCAACGACCAGATCAATCCTCCGATCACCACTCCTCCGCTGCCGTGGGGCGATGGCGTTGTCGATGGCACCACCATCCAGGCTCCGGTGATCGCTCCTCCCGCTCCTGACTTGAGCGAGCCGACTGCTCCGGTTATTGTTCCCGCCGAATGATTAACATCGAACTGACTCAGGAGGAGATTCAGCAACTGCTGCAACTGATCGACATCAGCGTCAAGGCTGGTGGCCTACAGAACGCCAAGGTTGCTCTGCCTATCGTGGACAAGATCCTCGCTGCCGCTAACACGCCCAAAGAATGAAAAACTGGAAGACAACCCTCGGTGGAGTGGCCGTGCTGCTCGCTGCTCTTAGCGTTGCAATCAAGCAAGTGATCGCTGGGGATATCTCTGGTGCCATCACTGCTGGAGTTGCTGGTGCGGGAGCAATGTTCACCGCGCTCAAGGCTCAAGACGCTGCTCCCACTGACAAGCCATGAAAGACCTGCTGCGAGATCTTGGGATTAACCTCGGGTTGCTCGTCGCTGGATTTGCTGGCTCGCTAGTGTTGGTCAAGCAAGATGGACACAAGAGTTGGTTCTCTACGATTATGAGCCTGATCGCTGGAACTCTGTCGGCCAACTATCTTACGCCACTTGCCATCACTGCCTTTGGTTTGCAGAACTCCAGCAGCCAATACGCGGTGGCATTCATGCTTGGTTTCCTTGGTTTGCGCGGTGTGGAATACATCCTCGACAAGCTGGGTATCGGCCCAAAATGAATGCGCTAGAGATCACAAACCGAGTTGCTTGTGGTGTCCTTACCGCTGGTGTCTCTGCGTTTATGGTCTTGATCTACCGCTCGTCAGGTGTGGTGAACAAGTGGCCTAGAGTTGGAAGCCTGACACTCAAAGCCTCTCTGGTCTCGGTAGCTGCTGGTTCACTCTTCAACTGCCTCTCTGACTACTCGCCCAAGGTTTCCGAGGTGATCTTAAACTCTGGCCTTGCTGGGATGTTTGTCTGGGCGGTTGTCTTTCATTCTGCGTTGATCCGTAGCCATGAATTGGATCGAACAAATTCTGACCGCATTGATGAAGTTCTTCGCCGGTCAACTGAAGACTGACAAGACCAGTGAAGACGCACAGAAACAACCTGACCTCAAGCGTGATCTCTTGGCTCGTATTGATGACCATGAGCGGTTGCGCTAGTCGAGTGATCTATGTGCCTCACGGTGAGCCTGTACGCCTCGCTGAGAGCGTTAAATCTAAAGTCTGGGTCAAAGATGCTTCTGGCAAAGTTGTGCGCTCTCAGAACAGAATAACGCTCTCGGAAGGCTGGTACGCTTTGCCCAAGGAATAACCATGTCCCAACAAGTCATCAACACGGGTACGACCGCCAACGACAACACCGGAGACACGCTCCGCGCTAGTTGGCAGAAGGCCAACGACAACTTTACGGAGATCTATGCCGCGCTACCGATGCTGGCTCCTGAGGCGTGGGTTCCTACGCTGACTGACTCTGGTGGTGGCCGCACGTTCTCGACGACGGTTAACACGGCTCGCCATACGTCCATTGGCTTTGTCTCCACGTTCACCGCTGACATCACCATCAACTCGGTGAGCGGTGCAGCGACCGGAAATCTTCGATTGAGCCTTCCCGATCCTGCGACTTATGACGCTGCTGTGTCGATCTGGTTGGACAACGCGACGACTCAAGCCAAGACCGCTGTGATTGGTAAGGTTGTTGGCGGGACTTCTTACTGTGAGTTGAGCGTGTACGATACCGGAGACATTTCCAGTCTTGCTGGTCCCCTTCAAGCCACTTCCCGAATCTTGGTTTCTGGCGTCTACTTCACGGCGTGAACCTGATTGCCACCAGTCTCCAGTTGGGCATGACCGTCCTTCAGGGGGCATTGGGCAATCCTGCGTTCATCTGGCAAGGTCAGCTTGTGCGATGTTTGCCAACCTCAATCACGGACGCAAATGCCGTTATCTCTGGTGGTTTCCAAGACAATCTCGCTGCTCGTCTACTGGTCAAACTTGACGATTGGCGTTTGGCGGATTCAACGCTTGTCACGGTTGACGCTACCGTCTGGTCTGCTGATGTCGGTTCCACCGCAGACAAACTCCAGTTAGAAAGTGGCAGTTTACTACTGCAGGAAAATACCGACCGATTGTTGCTGACGTTTGGCAAGATGATGCCGGTCGTCGGTCGCACGTTGACCTATGATGGCAGGGTGCTTCGTATTGTTTCCGCTAAACGTGACGCGAGTGGAGGTTTCTACGTTCTGGAACTTTCAGCCAAGACGAGATGAATGCTGTCGTTTCAGTTGATACGAGAAACTTCGAAATAGCTTTCAGGCTGTATCTGGCGCATTCGTCGCGCACGCTTCCAAAGGCGATTAACGCACGGATGTTTTTTGTTTTATTGCGTACTTATCTGATTTTGGGGCCGAAAGAACCTGCTGCCGTTCGCAAACGATATGCGGAAAGTTTGATGCAAATGGTACGAGCAAAGGGTGGAAAGCAACGAGAAGTTCAAAAGATTTACGCAATCATCAACTCAAAACGCCACCCCGGACTTTACGGCAAAGAAATGTCGGAAGCTGTTAGAAAGTTGAGGGCAAGAACTCTTGGCGGCGTTGGATACCTCAAATCTGTTATCGTCAGAGGAATCCGCAAGTTTCAGGGTTTCAGGCAATTTGGAACCAAGCGCGTCAAAAGCGGTAAATATGGCGGCGCAAACAAGGCTGCTATTTCGTTAGCCGCACAATACGACCACAAACTTCAATCAGTTGCAATTTATCGACGCAGCAATCCCAAAGCGATTGCAAATAAAGCGGTCGACGGATTCATGCCGATGGCTAAGTGTCAGGTTCAAGCCGAGGGACCTCCGCGCATTGGATCAAACGGTCAGCGTATTCTAAACAAAGCAGTCATTGAGGCATTGCAGGACGAACAGGTTGAAATGGTAAACTATCTGCGTGCAAAGTTAGGCGAGGCAGCCGATCAACTTTTAGCGAATCGTGGGTTTAAAGTCGTAGAATGAACGCCGTTGCATTACGAACTGAACGCGCCGTGGTAGACTGGCTGATCGGCATTGACTGGTCAGCCTCTCCCATCGGTGCGCCAGCTTGTCTGACGAGCTACGGTCGCGGAGCATTTGAAGATCCAGATGTCGAGGATGTCATGCCGCAATTTCCTCGGCTCATCGTTGCTGTTTCAAATGCAGTGCCAGTCACCCCGTTCGACACAACCTGCGAAATGGAAGTTAGGGTCGAACTTCAGCTTTCGGCTGACGACACAAATGAGTCGTCCATGCTTGGCATCACAAACGTCCTAGATGCCGCATTACAGGATCTTTTCCTCGACGGTGGTGCAGACATATTGACTGTCGGTGAAACGCATCAGGACGGGCCGTTTACGGCTTATTTCGCAACCCCTAGCGATTTCGGGTCGACTGACGTTTCAGAACGATCCAGAGTTTTTCAACGGACGTTTACATTATTTGCGTCCGCAACTTAAACCAAACCCAAACATCACATGGCTACAAGTAAAGGCAGCGTACTAGTTTACGGAGCGCACGGCGACATAACGCTTTACACGACCGCAGGAGCGGCACTGACCACTGGCGCAATTACGACTATTGAGAGCTACGACATCACCCATGAGGGCGACGTTGAGCAAATCAAGAATGGTGCTGGAGTTGTGGTTGCTCAAGTTTCTGAGAACGAGCGGCTTTCAATGTCCATCACGTTCATTCCGTCGGCTGCTGCTGGCGGTACCGGAGACGCTCAGTCTAAATTGGCCGCTTCTTTGCCAGCGATTAATGGATGGGCGACTATTGCTAATGCCAAAGCCATTACCTTTGGTGGAGCAACTGGAACCATCAATGGAGATTGGGTGTACGCTGGAGGCGGTTCCGTTAAGTTTACCAATTCTGGAAAGGTGATGATTACGCTGCCGCTCACCAAGTACATTGGAACTGGTGCTATGGCTGGCAACGCGACTGTCACGACGCTCGCGTGAGTCAACTCTGCAAGATCCTAGCGGAGACCGGCCCAGAACCTCCAGAGGTGCTCGGGTTGCGGCTCGTTCCGTATACCGTTGGGCACGCTCTTGTGCTGCAACGGCTCGGTTCTCCTTACGTCATGGGCGGCATGATTAGCCCAGCGGATCTTGCGGAAGCCGTGTTGGTTTGTTCCCAACCGCCATTGCAATCGGTGCGGACAATTAAATCCAAATGGAAATCTGTTTTGCTCTGGGTTTGGTCGAAGCGGATTTCCCAACTTAATTTGGTCAAAGAGTCCGATCGGTTTTCTCTTTGGTTGAAGGAACAATCTAACGCTCCAGAAGTGCTAATGGAGGCCGGTAAATCACGAAAACGGCCAGCAATGCCTTGGCCCGAACGTGTGCTTGTTGGATGCATCAACGTCGGCCTAAATGCTGACGATGTAATCCACTTGCCAATAGGTGACGCTGAACGATTGATCCTTGCCCACGCTGAACTGCATGGGCAGGTCGATCTTTGGGACAGCCAAAGCGAAGCAATCTGGCAAGCCATGAACGCCAACTGACATGAACATCTTAGGCATTCTTGTTAAGCTGGGAATGGATGCTACCGCTTTGAAACTTGGATTCAAAGAGGCGACCAGCATAGCAACCAAGTTTGGCGATAATCTGAAATCGGCTATCGGAAGCAAACTTACACAAGCGTTGTCGGTTGCTGCACTCACCGGATTTGCCAAGCATTTGATGTCGGTAGCTGACGAGATCAAGAACCTCGCCGAACAGATGAATCTGACAACAGATCAGGTTCAACGACTTCAAATATTGTCGGCAGAAACTGGCATCTCGTTTGAAAAACTATCGTCTGTAATCAAGAAGTTTGAGGAAGCCAGATTGGAAGCTACTTCTGGAGACCAAAAGGCCATAGATACTTTCAAGAAGTTAGGTTTGTCTCTTGATGATTTGAATGATGTTCAAATGCAGGGGATTGATGGAGCAATCAAGGCAGCAATAGCTCACAAGAACTCTGGTAAATCCGCTGAAACGACTGCAGCAATGTATCAGTTGTATGGTACAAAATTGACTGCTGCGGCTACTGCTCTTGCAGACTACAAATCGACTGAAGGAAGAGAACTGATTTCCGAAGACACGATTAAAACATTAGCATCCGCAAATAGTGTTCTTGACGAACAATGGAGAATTCTAAAGGCATTGGCTTCTAAGCCATTGGCTGATGGATTGAAGATTACTGCTGACACCATTAAATATCTTGGAGACGAAAGTACGGCTCTTTCAAAAGCGTTTCCAAAGGTTACTCCTAGCCAGATTGGAATGACGATGCTTGGTAATCTGCCCGGTGCTGCTGCAGGGATTGCTGTAGCCGCTGGGAACAAGCCGATACCGCCAGCGGGACCATCGCCAGTTTTGCCTCCTCCAATCGGTCAACCAGAATACGAAAGGATTAAGGGTGCAGCATTTACTCTCGGTGGAGCGCAGTCTGATTTAGCAAGAATAGGCGGGTTTACTGGATTTCAATCGGCACAAGACACTGCTATTAGACAAGCCATTGAACAGACGTTGCAGTTGAAACAAATCGTGAAGAATACCGGAAAAACGGCTGACCGTATTTCTCAGGAGTAATATGGCAACGATCAAGACAGACATAATTGTTCCAGTTTCAACTGGATACATCGAAGTCTCTCGCCAATACAATAACGGGGATGGCACTGGTCGATACATCACTTACAAGTATCGTGGGAGCAAAGATGCTCTCCGCGCTGCTTCTGTTAATTGGGTCGCTGCTGGTGGAAAATATCAAATCAACGAGGACGGTCCGTATTCTGAAGCGACTGTCACGTTTGCAGGTAGTCAGATTGACCCTAATGATCCGCTCGCACCAGTCGATACTTTTCAGGAAGAACCAACGACCCGTTTCGAGTTTCGCACCGAGTATATTGATGCATCGCTCTTTGCGCTTCCTTACGTCAGGGCTGAAGCTAAGCGATTCGTCACGACATTCGGATCTGGAGCAACTGAGGCTGATTACTTCTCTGCCATCAAGCTTGCTGGTGAAGACCCAAAAAACAACAAGCTGACGTTTTTGGAGTCTCAGTTCCCGCTTGCGAGCCAGTTGGTTATTCGACTTGCAAGGGGTCAAGACAGCTTCCAAACGAGCCGAGTGTCTCTGACTCGCGTCTCCTCGTTCTCCGCTCGTAATGGACTTCCTGCAACGCCGCCGATTATTTCTTCAGTCTACAGCGGAGAGGTTCTTGCAGACAGAAACAGTTTTCCTGCTTCGGTAAGGACCATGATGCCAAAACCTCCATTTGATCCGAATTTGACCCCTGATGGAACGGCTTGGAGTTGGCTTAAAACAAACGATTCAACTTCACTGATTATCAAGACAAACCAAGTTGAACGAAATGAGACTTGGACATTTGCTGCTTGGGACCTTTTTGCGTATCCTTACAACCCACCAACCTAATAACACACCATGGCTGACGAAATTCAAATGACGGCTCGACTGTATGCCTCGAAAAACGGGGCCTACCTTCCGAGCGTAACCTACACCAAGTCTGCGACGATGGTTGGAACCGACATGGGTTCCCAGACCCAATCCATCGGTACTGGTGCATCCGAAACGCTAGACGTTCCCGTTGACGTTACGAGTCCGTATAAAGTGTTGATCTCAAACCTCGACAACACCAACTACGTCGAGCTTTCCTTTACGTCTGGCTTTGCTGCAGGTGCTGGAACAATGCGGCTTCCTGCTGGTGAGACGATGTTGATTCCGTATATCAATACAAATCTGTATCTAATCGCCAACACTTCAGCCGTCACGATTCAAGCGACGTTCTGCGAGATCTAACCAACACCAGCCATGGCAAACGAAATCGAAATGGCTGCTCGCTTGTACGCTTCAAAAGGCGGGGCAAGCATCAACTCGCAAACATGGACGGCAGTCGCAAACATGACTGGTCGAGACATGGGGCAGCAAACCCAAGATGTTGGTAGTAGCTGGGAGTCACTCGACACACCTACCGACCTTACGCTGCCGTACAAATTGCTGCTGGTAAATCTAGACCCGCAGGAAGGTATTCAAATGCGTTTTCGTGATGCGACGACTTATCCAAACTACGTTACACCAATTTTGATACCCGCCGGCCAGTTCATTTTGCTTCCGCAAATTATTAGCGGAGTCGAAGTTCAAGTTGCTTCTACATCTGGCACAATCAAAATCATGTCGCAGTACTGCGAAATCTAATGGCCGTCACACTTCCAGCAAAGGTTGCGGAGCGTGGTCTTAAAACGGAACACGCTCGGGCTATCAATCAACTAATTGATGTGGTTCGTAAAATCCAGCTTGTAGCCGGTCCAGATCAAGCCATTGAGCAGACGCCAAATGGAACTGTGTTAAAGATTAAGCAGCCTATTGGAAAGACTGTTGTCGAAACTTCTGAAGAATCTTGGTTTTATTGATGTATGCCGTTTGCGTTGGATAAGCGTGACAAAATGTTCAACGCTAGCAACCTGAATGGGTTGTACTCTCGTTTCGACAAAAAGTGTTTTTTGGCTCTCAATGGTTTAAGCCCACTATTCGGCAGCATATCATCAGGAAATTACGGGCTGAATGTTCCTTATGGTGTAATTTATCAGTACAGAAGAGATCCGGCTACTTGCAGAAGACTTGCCGGCCCAGACGCTTATCTTGAAAATTACGATCAGGGCAACGCTTACATTGAGCTTTCAAAATTAGAAAGCAAATTTCTAGATGTTAATGGAGGGCAGGTCTATGTAGACAGATATCTTCCATCTGGCGCAGGTGTAAATGTTGACATCAAACAAATTCACTTTTCGTTTGAACTTCTAAAACGAGAGATCGACGGAAAACAATATGATGTGCATTTAGGATGGGACCCGCCCAATACCGCGCAAACATCATTGGTTAACGGCAGCTTGGGGATGTCGCCAAGATTTCCGCCATCTAGAATACACAAACACGAAACGGCGGTTGCTGATATCTACATTGAAGGATTCTCTGATTTCCTAATCAAAAATACGTATCAACGATACGATTGCTACAGAATACACAACTGCAACGCTTCGACTTTGTATGTCGATTTGCAGATTCCAGATGGTTCATCTGTCACAATTTCGATTGAGCCATCATCTTGCAAATCGTTTAGAAGAAATGTCGATGGTAAATGGATAACTTCTTGGCCAGACGGAACTGCATGCAGGTATTTCTTCCCATATGTATCGCGTGACGTTCCTTATTTTTCTGGTGGGCCTCCTTCATCAATAGCTGGATCGTTCATGGCAATAGAACGCTCCGCTTCAGCAAATAACATTGCCAATCCATTTATTATTTTTACATGGCAGAACGCTCTGTACGCACAACTTGATCCAGACCGCCGTTTTGACATTCTCAAAACATATCCGAAATCATACGCTGATCCAGTAATCGACAGCAATTTCATAGGAGATTGCGTATTTACTTGGGGAAGAGCAAAGGTTGTAGAGTCGATTGGATCTATTGTAACCAATTCCTATTTCAAGGCTTTTGATGGCGTGGAAGATTTTTTGGGTGATCTCGACGACATAGGTCTAGACGTATCACAATCGCACGGTGAATTGTTGCTAACGCCTAAAAATCCAAGTGCCACAATCACAATCTATCCGGTAGATTGTAACGTATTTATTGGTGGAACATCAAATTTGTACTGGTCAATTCCTCCAGCAGGTTTGTCTGTCAGCACATTTTATCCTGCTACATATCAAACCGAAAACCACAATTCAACTATTGGATGGATTCCAACAAATGTTCCAGATTGGTTTGAATCCATCGCAACCCTCAGGAAACGAATAGCGGTCGAGGAAGGTTACTATACATCGATAGAAGATTTCGAATCTGTATCAGATGCTGTTATTTCTAAATTTACAATGACCCCGTTGGGTCTTTGCTGTTCCGCTGTAAGTGGATTGCAAATACAAGCTTGGAACAATTTGGCATTCGACGAAATTGCAGGATACGAGTACAGAGCTTTTGTTGGAGATTTGTTCATTAAATACAGAATGGCTGGTGATGGTCCGCCTTCTTTGTCGACAACCAAATATGTGTCGAGTGTCAGAACCTATTTGTTTCACGTTTTGTCATCTTCGGTATATTACGAAAAAACTCTTCCGGTTTTAACTAGCAGCGGTATCAATGCGGCATTTGTTCCACCAAATGGACCATGGGGTTTTGCGTCCTCGGTATACGACGCGGAGCTTTCTAGAATATTGTCCGTATCGACGGGTGGTGCCGATTTCTGGATCAATAAATGGGGTGCATATAGTGGCAAAGACGCCAAAGTTAGAATTTTGGGGCAACCTGACAAAACGCTTCAGACTCAAATTCAAACAACCACAGCAATACCTCCATTAGTCAGAGACGATGTTTTTAGGTCTTTAGACGATCCGCAAATGGCTGGGATTGCTGGCACCGTTACGCTTGGGAATGACTATAACATTGCTCAAATCAATTACAAAGAAACCGGACAGTATTTTAATCTTCCATACGTTCCGTCTCTTGTGACTCAAGATGGTGGAACGGGTCCAATATTTCACAAGATTCCAAAATCTGCTTGGCTTTGGAATCTGATTGAATGGGCGGTTGATGCTTGGACTAAAGCCATACCAATGTGTATGGGAAATGAGAATGTTCCGTTGATTGGCGGAATTCCATTAAAAAATCTTGTTGATACCTACAACACGGGTTCATCGGATACGAGCGGCAGGAGAGCTTTTTCCTTAACTGAAGCTCAATACGATCAGCTTCTGACGAACGGTATTCCAGCCTATAGGCAAGCACTTCCACCTCCCTTTCCTGCTGGTACATATGATTATTGGGTGGCTGCAGAGGATCTTGCTGCATATTGTAAATCCTATGGTTTCAACTCATACAATTTTGATACCGTCGACGATCTGCTGACTCCAACGCGTCGATTTGAGGAACGGTCCTATTCGGCCAGCGAGACGGTTCAAGTTGCAAGTTACGTCGATTCCGTGAGCTTTGGTCCGGGGGTTTCCAAGCAACTCTACGGATCAATCAGATATGTCGATCTCAAGTGATTCCTTGGACAACGACGATCACATACGTCGATTTCTCGCGAAACCTTAGACAATGATGGGTTCGCAATAAAAAAAACGATTTTGGTTGCTTCAACCTGTCGTTGGGTTAAGAGTTGCTCGTCGATGAAATGCCCAGCCTGTCAGCATGAGTTTAGTGCGAGTCCCTCCCAGATGGGCAGGGAGCTAGGCAAGGTGACTTCACCGGCAAAAGCCAATGCGTCACGAATCAACGGACGCAAAGGCGGAAGACCAAGAAAGTATGACGAAAGAACTAATCCCGCAGACCAAGCAGTCCGCGCTGTCCGTAATGGCCCAAAAGTTCCACGTGGAACCAACCAAGTTGCTCGACACGCTGCGGGCGACATTGATGCCCAAGGCGAGCAATGAAGAGTTGCTTGCGTTTGTCGTCACGGCCAATCAGTACGATTTAAATCCGTTCACCAAGGAAATCTATGCATTTCCGGGTAGAAACGGAGGCATCACGCAGGTCGTTAGCGTCGATGGTTGGATAAAACTTATGAATCGGCATCCGTCGTTTGACGGCATCACGTTTCACACCGAGGACAAAGATTCAAAACCGTTCTCGGTCACAGCGACGATCTACCTCAAAGATCGCACGCGACCGGTTGAGGTGACAGAATACTTCTCCGAATGCAGTCGCAACACCGAGCCGTGGAAGGTCAATCCGCGCCGTATGTTGCGGCACAAGGCACTGATTCAGTGCGCTCGTATTGCATTCGGATTCAGCGGCATTGCTGACGAAGATGAATCCATCTTGCCACAGGTGCAGGTCAACGTCACCCCGACTAAACCCATCTTTCGTAAGGTAGAGCCGTTGCAGGTTGAGGTTCCTCCGGTTGAACCTGCCGCATTGCCTTCCATCGAAACCACCACCACGGCACCGGAGGCGACCAATGAGTGACGAACGTCTTGGTCTGCCTAGTGCCTCTGCATCAGGCAGGTATGCACTTTGTCCCGGTAGCTGGCGCATGGAACAACAGGCACCAGAAGAACCGGCCAGCGAAGATGCCAATATCGGCACTCGGATTCATGCAGTGCTGGCTCACGAACACGTTCCGAATCTGACCGAGGAAGAACAATCAATCGTCGACCAGATTCGTGCGCACGAAACCAATCTGCTGGCCGCAACTTTTAAGCGGGACTTACAGGTTGCTGACTTCCGCGAACAACGTCTCTGGTGGCTAGATTCGTCTGGCAACAAGCGATGGTCCGGTAAGCCCGATGTGGTCTACTGCCAAGGCGATGTTGCCCTGATTATCGACTACAAGACGGGACGCAATGCTGTCGAGTCTGCTGCCGAGAATCAGCAGTTGCGCTGTTTGGTTGCGCTGGTCGACCAGACTTGGCGGTCAGCGTTCAAGACCATCTGGGTTGCGATCATCCAGCCGTTTACGGGCGCACCGAGCGTTGCGCTTTACGAAACTGCGGACATTGCTGCTGCTGTAGCCGAAAGTGTCTGCATCATGGGAAGCATCCTAGAAGCCGATTCTAGGCGCGTTCCATCTGCGGCTGCGTGTCGCTATTGCCGAGGCAAAACGATTTGCCCAGAGGCCCGTTCCGCTGCATTGGCTGGCCCTCTTGAGGTAATGCCGCCAGACATCACGCCGAGTCAGCTTGCGTTTGCGTTGAACAGTCAGACGCTCGGTGACTTTCTGCTAAAGGCTGCACAAGCCGAAGCTGTCATCGACGCTTGTCGGGCTGAAGCGAGGCGACGCATTGCGGTCGGCAACGAGGTGCCGGGATGGAAGTTAGCAGACGGCGCAAAACGCGAGTCTATTTCGCAAACTCAAATGGTTGCGGAACGCTTCCTCGCATTTGGCACCTACGATCAACTGCTGCCAGCCATTACATTTACCAAGACCAAGCTGCGTGAGAGCGTTCAGGCGGCGACTGGTTTGAAGGGTAAAGCGTTAGACCAGAGCATGGCTGACCTGCTGAAAGACTGCACAGAAACCAAGATCGGAGAACCCAAACTGATTCGCGCCTAATGAGTAGCCAACATCCAATGCAGTGCGTGACTTACTTCATGCAGACGTTCGGGCAGTACGTCCCGATTGAACCCAAGATGCCAGATCCGCAGACGCAAAACTTGCGGTATCGGTTGATCGACGAGGAATGCCAGGAGTTACGCGACGCAACCGATATGGTCGAGTATCTCGACGCTGTAGGTGACTTGCTCTATGTCGTTTATGGTGCAGCCATTGCGGCTGGATTAAACCCGCATCACATCGACCAAGCGTTCATCGAAATCCACCGCAGCAACCTAAGCAAGTTGTGGAGCGAAGACGAACTCTCAAACCTTCCCGGCGATTGCTGCACCGTGAACGTGGGAGATGGCAGGTACATCGTTCGTAGAAATGACGGCAAGGTTATCAAGTCGCCGTCGTATTCCCCTGCGAACCTTAAGAAAATCCTCCAATGAGATGCCTCTGGGCGCACGGTTTCGGTCGTCTGTTCTGCGACGCTGAAGTCATTTGTGACGAGCGCGGGAAAACCTTCCTGCTCGCTACGATTGAGTTTGAGGAGCGTCAGTTGCACAACGGCAAACCGTATTCACAACGGATCATCTTCCGTTCGTTCAACATTGAGGACATTGAAGCCGTGGGCTCCCTCAAGGAAGGCACCTTCATTAGGTTTGATGGAGAAACGGATGCCGTATCCGAAAAATCCGCAACAGGTTGGTGGTACGCCAATCCGCGAGTAACAGGCAGAGTTCTTGAAATCTGCACCAATGATACTGGCGTTCCACGTTAACGGAATCCCGAAGGCTCAACCTCGGGTCAAGGCTTACCGACGGGGTAACTTTGTCGGTGTCTTTGACCCGGGGTCAGCCAACGAATGGAAGGCTCGCGTTGCCATAGCCGCACGCGACTATGCTCCTCCGCAGCAGTTGCAGGGTCCGTTAATGTTGGAAATGAAGTTCTTGATGCCGCGACCGAAGGCTCATTATCGGTCGAATGGCGAGTTGCGCGACGATCCGCCCTCGCATCATATCTCCAAGCCAGACCTAGACAATCTGGCAAAGGCAGTCATGGATGCGATCTCGGATCTCGGCACCATCTGGCGAGACGACAGCCAAGTCGCCGAGGTGCGTATGTCGAAAGTTTACACCGGATGTGGCGGTGGTTGTACCATCGTCATCAAGCCGCTTCTTTAGGTTTCGGGCATGGTGCGCAGGGAGAACCTGCGACTTGGTTTAGGATCATGGGACCAAGATGAAACACCCGAAACCCCTAGCAAACCTAGGGTTTTAACGACCCAAAACTTTTCTGAAGAAAGTTGTTGCTTTCAACCCGACGTTGGGTTTTAATGTCTCCATCGAAAGAGCAATGAAGCTCCTCGAAATCAAAAACCGAACGAATGAAAAACAAGCCATCTAACCTGAAAGAAATCCTCGCAACCGCTGCTCCCCTATTCAACGACAAGGCGGTGGTCTCAGTCATCATCGAAGCCGCTTTCGGAACTGTTGAGGTCTACCGATGTGGGGCAATTTTTCAGGTCGAAACTGAGGACTGAAACTTTCTGAACAAAGTTCTTTCCAAGATCCGAACGATAGGTTTAAATCTTTTCAAGCAGCAAATGCTGCGAATCAAAAACTAAAAATCAAAATACCATGGCACACGAAATCAACATCACCAACGGCAAGGCTTCCATCGCTCTTGCCCAACAGTCAGCTTGGCACCGCCTCGGTCAGGTGCTTCCTGAATCATTCACCGCCGAGACCGCGCTCCGCGAGGCAAACATGGACTGGACCGTGAGTCTCCAGCAGATGTTCCTAGCGAATGGCACTCAGGTGCCTAACAAGCGAGCGGTTATCCGCGACGACACCAGCGACATTCTCGGTGTGGTTGGCAATAAATACACTCCGCTGCAAAACCGGTCGGCGTTCGGGTTCTTTGATGCGGTGTTTGGCGAGGACAAGGCTCGGTACGAATCTGCTGGGGTGCTGGGTGACGGTCAGCGGGTCTGGATGCTCGCCCGATTGCCCGAATCGTTCGATGTACTCCCCGGTGATGCGGTCGGGCAATATCTGCTCCTGACCAATAGCCATGATGGTTCGGCTCCGGTGACCGGGATCTTTACTCCGATCCGAGTGGTTTGCGCTAACACATTGGGGCAAGCACTGCGGTCTGCTGACGATAGCGAGACCATCAGGGTCTACCATACGGTCAACGCCGAGGCTCGCCTCAAGCTGGCTGGTGAACTGCTCGGCAAGGCGGGGGTATTCTTCAACGAAGCTAAAGCCAAGTTCAGCTACCTCTCCACCATTCAGGTTGGCTCCCGCGACCTGACCAAATACCTGACGGCGGTGGTCAGCAATCACGAATCGGTCAAATACGACGATCTTTCGACTCGCTCCAAGAACGTGGTCGACGAGATCC